GTCGCTTAGCACTCGGGGCAGATTATGTCAATCCAGCCGCATGTGTTGAACTTATTGCAGGTGCTGCAGTTGGTTCATCAGGTAACGCTGCATTCTAAAATGCACACAATGGGGAGTCTATATGGCTCCCTTTTTTTTATTCATAAATATTTATACCTATGCCTTATCCAACCACTAACGCTGCTCAAGAACTACCAGCAGTAAATCAAATACTGGCAGCTTGTGGTCAGGCTCCAGTCACTTCATTAGATCAAACCAACCCAGACGTTGCGATTGCTTATGACACTCTTATAGAAACATCTAGAGAGGTACAGTCAGAAGGATGGACCTTCAATAAGGAAGCTCATTACGAATTTACACCTGATGCAAATGATGAGATTAAGATACCAAATAATGTATTACAATTAGACTTATCACATAATGCAAATAACGGTAATAAACAATCAGTTAGAAGAGAAGGTAAGTTATATGATAAAGAAGAGCATACATATAAATGGACAGATGGTGCAGTAGAATGCGATGTTGTATGGTTATTTGATTGGGTTGATCTGCCTAGACCTATTCAAGATTACATAACAGCTAGAGCAGCTACTAAAACTTCTAGTCGTATTGTAGGAGATCAAGGTCAATACCAAATGCTTCAACAAAGTGAAGCTTATATGAGAGCTATGGCTATGGAGTATGAAACTCAACAAGGAGATTATTCATTCTTTGGTAGACCAGATGGCTCAGAACCATACATTAGTTTCGAACCTTACAAAGCACTTTTGAGATAATGGCAGCAGTCACACAAAGAGTCGGTAATTATCTAGGAGGTGTATCTAGACAAACTGACGATAAAAAAACACCTGGTCAAGTTACTGAATTAATTAATGGTTATCCAGATGTAACTATTGGTTTAACTAAACGACCAGGATTCAAATTTATATCAACCTTAAAGAACTCAAGTGGTACAGCTTATAGTGGCACCTCACTAGATGGAGCTAGATGGTTCTACATCAATAGAGATACAGATACTGAAAAGTATATTGGTTGCATAACAGCAAAGGTAGGTAATACAAATGGAACTGTATTAATATGGAATGCTAACACTGGTGCAGCTTGTACAGTAGATTCTACAACTGAAGATGCTATAGGTATAAAACAATGGGTTACAAACACAACCTATAAAGTAGGAGATAAAGTTAGAGGCATAAGTACTAATGATAGTTTAAGAGTTTATGAATGTATACGGCCTGGTAAATCTGGAGCTAATGGACCGACAGGTACAACATCTACTGAGATCGGTTATGATTTTGAAAACCTAGACGGAATATATGACCATACTGCTTATTGGGCTGGAAATACTGCTTATGCAGTTAATGATGTTGTAAGACGTATATATACTGTTGATACTGGTGGTAATGCTACTAACGGTGGTAATGCTGAAGTTTATCACGTCTATTATAAATGTACTTCAGCTGGTACAAGTGGGACTAGTGAGTATGCTCCAACAGGTAAAGGAAACCACACTGAAACCAATACTAATCCAGCTGTTTCATGGACTTATGATGGTGAACCTTGTACATGGAAATATCTTTATACTATTGGTGATTACTTTACTGGCACACGAGATGACTATGATGTATTAACAATACAAGATACAACACTTATTACTAATAAAACTGTAACTGCTACAGCTGAAGCAACACCTGATAAACCTCGGTTAAGGACACGTCAAACATTACTTTATGATGCTACACCTATAGCCTTTAATAATTACCATTTAATGAGCACACCAGGTAGTACAGGTGCTTGGACTTTGAAATATCACAGAAATGACGGGACAACTATAACTAGATCAGGAATACATTTCTCGGATCCTAATACTAGTATAGATGCTTGGTTAAATCATGTAGGAGGTAAAATAGTATCTGAAGCTCACGACCATTGTGGTTTTGATACTGGAAATGGTACAAGTCCTTATGGATCGTTAGCTTTTAGTATTGTCAATGGTGCTATACAACTTGACTGCACTACACAATTACAAGCACCGAACGCAAATGTTAATCCAAATATACCAGAAATAAAGGCAAGAGAGTTTTTTGCACTAGAAATTACTAATACAGATATACCTACTACACCTACCTCTGGAGCTAATCAAGTATTGAGAGATGGTTATGATCCAAAGACTCAATTATTTAGTACGTTCGAAGAGAACGCTGCAACAGCTGCGTCTCTACCAGCTACTTCATTTCATAATCATGTTTGGCATGTAACAAACTCTGCAGCTTTAGATGAAGATGATTATTGGGTTAAATTTGTAGCAGATGATCCAAACCAAGCTTCTGATAGTGCTATGGATGGTCATTGGGTTGAAACTGTAGATCCAAATGTCTTTCCAGGTTTATTAGATCGTACCATGCCGCACGAATTAATCAACACTGCTGCTAATACATTCCGATTAAGACCTGCTGCATTTACTAAACGTTTAGTAGGTGATGATTTAACTAACCCTGCACCTAGTTTTATCGATTTAAAAATTGAGAAAACTTTTTATCATAGTAATAGATTAGGATTTCTAGCTGGTGATAATGTCATACTTAGTCAAGCTGGTGAACCTTTTAACTTCTTTCATATAACAGCTAGAAGTCAAACAGATGCTGATCCAATAGATATAACGTGTCAATCTACTCGACCTAATTCATTAAAAAATGTACTACCTACTGCAGGTGGTTTAATACTGTTTGCTAAGAATCAACAGTTTATATTACTTACTGAAGATAATGGAATATTAAGTCCATTAACTACTTCTACTAAAGCCATATCAAACTTTGAATTAGATACAAAAATAGATCCAATTGATTTTGGTTCGTCTTTTAATTTCTTATCTAAGACACCAGGTAAAAGTAGAGTATTTGCAATGGTAGTAGGAAGACCAGATGAACCACCTAAAGCATTAGATATATCTAATATTGTTGATACGTGGCTACCTACAACTATTGATACACTTATAGCTAGTGTACAGTCACAACTACTAGCTTTATCTAGTCAGTCTTCAAGAGATATATATGCTTTCAGGACTTATAATGATGGTAATAAAGCGTTAATGCAATCATGGTTTAAGTGGAAACTACCTGGAACTGTGCAGCATATAAACATAGATAATGATGATTTCTATGCTGTTACTAAACAAGGTGGTAACTGGGCTATATCTTTAGCTAACCTTACTCAAAGCCCAGAGGATGCAATCATAGTTAATAACAATGGAGATAAAATAAACCCTTGTATGGATCTATATAAGGCTGCATCGTCAGTTGTTTATGATTCTGCTAATGATTTATCTAAATGCTATCTACCATTTGCTGATGATACAAATTTATCTCCAGTTATTGTTATAGCTGGTGATACATCTGGCGGTACATATGCTGAGTCTGGATTCACTATTACACCTGGTAGAGGTTCAGATGGTACAGGTGCTTATTTTTCAGTACCTGGTAAGAATCTAACAAGTGTAGCTAGTAATGTAATTGTTGGTTATAGATATGACTTTGATGTAAAACTACCTAAAACATACTTCTATGATGGAAACCAAATAGCTGATTATACGGCATCAGTAACTCTTGCTCGTATGAAATTTGCTGTTGGTCTATCTGGAACTATGGGATTTAAGATAAAAGTTAAAGGTAGAACCGAATGGTATAACGTCAATCCAGTTGTAACTGCAGATAGCTATTTAGCTAATGATGTACCATTAAATGAAGAATCATTGTTTACTGTTCCAATACATCAAAGAACAGAAAATACAGAGGTGAGATTATTTAATGACTCACCGTTTCCCGTCTCTCTTAATTCGATGATGTGGGAAGGAAACTACTCACCACGATTTTATAGGAGGACTTAAATATGATGATGAATGATTTTGGCGTTCCTATGAGTGACGCTGAGATAAGTATGCAAGCTCCAGGTGCTATCAAACCTCATGAACAAATGATGGCCACCTCTGGTACAGAAATGCAATGGGGATGGGCTGCAGCTGCTTTTGGTGCTCAATTAATTGGTGGTATTTCAAAACGAAAACAAGCTAAGAGAGCAAAGAAATCAGAAGAAGCTTGGTTACAAAAGAAGTACGATGAATATGATCTTCCTATGTGGAAGATGAATAAAGATAAACTTGTAGCTCACAGAGATGAGATTATAAGAGGTATCGAACTTCAACAAAGGAATGAAATAGCACGTGCTGAATTTCAAGATAAGAATAATTTAAGGCAATATCAATATGCTTTAAAAATAAGAGATATAAAATATCAAAATGAATTAAAACTAAAAGAAAGATCTGATTTCTTTACTGATGCAGCTCAAAAATCAGCTAAGGAACGTACTGCATTAGATGAGATACAGACTAATAAAATGTATCAAGCTGAGAATGAGGAGAATCTTATTGAAGGTTTAATACAGAAGGGAAAAGCAAGAGCAAAAGGTACTGCTGGTGTCAGTGCAGCTAAAGCTTTCCAAAGTCAGTTAGCAGCTGAAGGAAGGCAAATGGAGATTATAACTGAAAATATAATCACAGCTAAGAATGATGGACGTATGCGTCTTAATGATTTCTTACTTGAATCTGAAGCTGCTAGAATGTTAGAACCTTCTAAAGGACTAGCACCTCTAAAACCAATGGCAACACCAATAACTGAATATGAACTACCGAGAGAATTAGAAGAGTATGATTTTGGTCCACAGCCAATAAAGGGTGTATCTCAAACACAAGTCCCAAGTATGCTTGGAACTATTGCAGGTGCAGTCTCAGCTGGTGCAACCGTAATGGCTAATAACTACTCAGGTACTAGCAGTTTCGATAGTAATAGCTTTGGAAACAATGTATATAACAATACAACACCCACGAATACGAATCTAACTTTCTCTAGTATGAACAAATCTGGAATACTAGATACAAAATTATACTAACAATGGGAAAAGTAAAAGTAACCCCGCCTACGGGTAAGGGGTTTAGCAACATACCTAATCCTCAACGAATGATTGCCAACCTTGAAAAAAGGATGGCTAAACAAGAAAAGGAATTAGATAAAAGAGGAGCTGAGTTAAAGGACAGAGATAGAGAAGCTGAGGCTGATCTATTACAAACACAGAAAAATAAAGAAGCTAATCTTAAACAAATCAATATAGAACCTTCTGTTTATAGCACTAAAATGAGTGCTATGAATACCAATCTAGGTATTGAATCTAGGAATGCACAAGCTGAGATAAAAAAAGCTATACAACCTACGGGTTTAGAAGAGCTTCTAGCACATGCTCCTACAGCTGTATCACTCTTACAACAAAAGAGTCAAAAAGATTGGCAGGCGACAATGGAGGATTCATACTCCTACCATATGACGCATGGTATTACAGAAGAGCAAAAGTTAAGATTAGAGTTAATAGAAGATTCTAATTATGAACAAGGTAAAGGTTTTGATTTAATTGCAGATAAGTTACAAGAGGAAGGTTATCAACCTAAAGAAGTTCAATGGGTTAGATTTAAGAATAAAGCAGCTGACTATGGACGTTTAAAAGCTTATGCAAATTTAGCTTTAAAAGATCTTGTACCTAGTGCAAAGCAGCAGATGATTGAAAGAGGGATTACTGATCCTGCTGCAATGAAAGCTTTTATGAAGGATTATGAGATTGAATATCTCAAAACTCATAATTTATATGATCCAGAAAAGCGAAAAGCCATTAGTGCAGAATTCATGTCTAAAGGCTTAGAACATGTAGCTGAACAAAAGCTACAACTGTTCAATATGGCTGAAAATACAGTAGCTTTTGATTTAGCCGATGAACGTGTAAAAGGGGATAAATTAATAGTTCAAGAAGCGTTGAATGGCGAAAAAGTAATTGATTACGATATTGCAGGTCAAGCTATAAATAATTTATATGCTAATCATAAAAGGAGATGGACTAGAGATGGAACTATCTTCACTGCTCAACAAGCTAGAGATGCTGTAATTAAAGATCTTGAAGATATTAATTTATTTCCTAATGATGCTCATGTAGAAATGGCATTAAGAGCAGCTCAAGGTAGTGATAATTTCTATACACAACAAATACCAGAACTACTTAAGAAAAGAGCAGCAGCTAGAAAAACACAAGAAGAAACTAATGAAGCTGCAGAACAAGCAAGGTTTGATCAAGACTCAGCTATGACTGATAAATTTTTCAATCCAACTGCAGAAGATGTTAAGAATGGAGTTGGATGGAATGGTAGTCAAAAGGCAGCTAAAAACACCATTGATTATCTAATGAAACGTTATCCTGGTCATATACAAGATATACAAGATACGTATGGTAAATACCTAGATTGGACACCAGCTGGTAGATTAGATGGCGACTTTTCAACTGGTCATTACAATGATAAGTATGATAACGCTAGATTTACATCTGCAGATTTTAATGCTGATGATTTACCGCCTGAATTTAAAAGCCTTGAATTTCGACAAGAAGTAGCTAGACGAGATAGGATTATAGAGCAAGCTGATTACGACGGTAGATGGAAAAAAGGAATTGAGAATGCTTTAACTAATGCTTTAGTTGAAGATGATATGAAGAGAGGTGGAAAGATAGATGAAAGCTATGAAGGTGCTGCTTACCATGCTGAGACAAGGTTTAGACAATGTGTTATTGGTCCAAATGGTGATGCTGAGTCCTGTTCTAAAGCTATAACAGCTGAGATAGAAACCAAGACAGGTGACTTTACAGTTGGTTATTACGGTAAAGGTAAAAACAGAAAAGCAGGTTCTTTCTTTGAAAAGTTTTCAGCTACAGCTACAGGCCCATCAAAATTAGCTGTCAATGATTTTACTGCTCTTAATGCTGAAGAGTCTGATGAGGCGGTTAATCAGGTTGAAGCTGAAAACCATATGATTCATAATAGGCTTTACCTAAAACCTAAGCAACTAGAAGAAATACATAATGCTATTGCTAATGGCCATGCGTTTAGGTATCCAGCTGTTTTAAAAAGAATTTCTGATTTAAATCCTGAATACTTTGGTAGTCAATATGACGTATTTCAAAGTCAAGTTGAAGTAGCTAAACGTCTGGGACTATTAGATGAACAATTTGATAAAGATACTGGTGAAAAAACCAGAAGTGCTTTAAACATGTACACTTTTATGAAAGCTTGGCATAGGCAAACTGATGATCCTAATGCTCAAAAGTTTATTAAAAAATTAACTACAAAAGATGATATCAGAAAAGGCATAACAGTTGCATATAGACCTGAATCAAAATCAGAACCACAATTTATGTCTGAGTTTGTACGTGAAGAAACTACACAAGAACCAATAGATGATTCTTATAAGTTTGATGAAAGTGAATATGAGTATAATATTGGTACTGTACAAGCTGTTAATGATTTAATACAGAAATCCAAAGGAGAAGTCAGTAAAGATCAAATTGGATTTGATGGTAATTTTATAAGGACAAATGGTGAAACTACTGAATACTTTAAACTTAAAGGTTTAGAGAATGGTTTTAATTACTCACCTGGTGATGGTTGGTACAAATTTAATATAAGGTAAAACTATGAATACAAATGAATATTTAGAACATAAGGACGACCTTATACTAGACGTTAATAAACCTTTAACCTCAGAACAAATGGTTGAAGGTAATAACCAAAGTAACAACCCTAGAGGTGATACTATTAGGACAGATCTGCAAGGAACTGATACCTACTCCGAACCTAGTGAATCTTCAAAAGAAACTGATGAATTACTAAATAAATTTAAAATCATTAGAGATCCTGACTCAATGACACGTTTTGAAAAAGACGTTGACAAATTAGGAGATCAAATTAATGAGTTTCATCATGAAATGGAACTAGATATGAACCCTGCTAAATGGGCTTATATGTCTATGTGGGGAGCATTGGATGTACCATTTGATGTTATTGGTGCAGTACCAGGTTTAGGAGGTATAGATGATACTTGGGATGAGGTAACTGGTTTTAAAAATGAGGGTGCTAAACAATTTAGATCGGCTGCAAGTGTAATAGTACCTAGTATTGTTTCAGGTGGTGCTTACGCTAAGTTTCATGCTGCTAGAAACCTTAAAGGTCTTTATGGTGCAAGTCAATGGGTAGGCGGTCAAATGCTTATTAATGGAGCTATAGGAGCTGTAAGTGATTACGGTGAAGATCCAACTAATAGACTTATTACACACCCTGATAATTTCAAACGATTATCTGAAGCTATGCCTTGGATGTTTGGTCCAAAGGGCTGGTTCCCAACAGTAGCTGATTTAGCTGATGCTGATGCTACACATCCATATGTTAATAGATTATTAGCTGGTATAGATGAAGGCTTATTACAAGGGTTTGGTGATTTATTTGGTTACGCTCTTAATGCTGGTAAACCAGTTCTTAGAAATATTAATCCATTAACTAAAAAATCAAAAGTTTGGAAAGCATCAAAACAGATTGAAAATTTAGATACAGATACTAGAAATGCACTTATTGATTTAGATTCAGCTGTTATTAATTCAACAAATCCTGATGAAGTAAAAATAATTGAAATACAAAAATCTCAATTATTAGAAGAATCTTTAACAACTGGTACATCTCAAGCTTCTCAAACTCCTGGTGAAACATGGATTAAAACAAGGCAACAACAAAGGCAAATATTTAGGGATAAAAGAGCGCTGGAAAAAATAGCTAGAGATCCTATGATTCAGCAATTTGATCCTGATATAGCTCAAAAATTAGCTAGTGAACCAAGTAAAGCTGGCATACCTAACACACCTCCAGGCTTCTCTGTACTTAATGCAGTAGATGTTGATGCTCAATTAGCTGGTAGTATTAGTAGATTAGGAGTTCCAACAAGACCATATACACCAGCCATGGAAAAAGCCATGATGCTAGGAAAATCACGTCATGTTGTAGCTGAAATAGCTGAGGATGTTAGAGCATCTGATGTTTATGAAGCATTCCAAGGTGCATTTAGAACTAATACTGGAGAAATTAACCATAGAGTTTATGATATTTATAACAAGATAATGAAGGCTGGTACAGGTGATGAGTTGAGAGAACTCTTATCTAAATCAGAATATCGTAAAACTGAACCTTTATTAGATAAATTTCAAAAACAGCATGAAGTTACTTATTTAAACAATGCTGGAGCTATGAGAGCTGCTGTTACAGCTTTAAATGATTTGATGAACGTATATATAGGTAGAGATGTAGCAGAATCTTCAGCCAGAGTAATGCACACTCTTGGGGCTGAGATATCAGCTAAAGCTGGTGTACCTGTTCAATATGCAAACTTAATAGATGAAGAACAAGTCTTTAAGAATATTGTAGATAAAATGGGTATATTAGAACATGAATACGGTATTGCTAAATATGCCTCTGGTTGGCAATTAAATGAAAGGAAAAATGATCTTAAATGGTTAAGACAGCTTTGGGATTCTGAAGATCCAGGTAAAATAATTGACTTAACCCTTGAGGAGTTTGGAGCTAAATCAAAAGAGATAGCTGATAACTGGGCTAGCTTCCAAAAACAGTTAGATGCAGCTACTGAAATTAATCCAAAGTTAAGACGTACATTAGCTAAAGCTTATGATGCAACTAATGGAAACGTAAATACCCTTGATAAACTCAACAGATTTACTAAATATCACTTAAATCCACTTGGTCTTTTATATAATAAAGAAGCTGCTGATCTAGGTATTAGTGGTTGGCAGATGAACCAATTTGCTAGAGGTGCTTGGGCTGTTACCTATAACAATGTGTTATCAGGTCTATCAGCAGCAAGAGCAGCTGTCGGTAATGGTGTAATGTTAGTTGGTAAACCTATAGCAGCATTAAGTCGTGCAACTTTAAGATCAGTTCTTACAAAAGATATGGAGCCTTTAGAACGTGTAGTCTATATGTATGGAAGCATGTTTGAGACTGCAGGTAGAGCTTTAGATGATGCTGTACAACGTATGAAAAAGGTTCATAAAGATCCTGATTTTATGCAAAGAGCAGCTCGTAGGGACTTTGTTATGGAAGATAGTAATACCTGGGAGATTCTAGATGACATTCATGATAGTTGGCATAAAGAAGGTGATTATGCTCATAACTTTATGTATGGATGGGCTAAATTCCAACGGAAGATAGCTCGTCAGCCATGGTTTAGAACTGGTATTACAGGAATGGCAGGAGTTGACTCATTTACTGATACCTTTATGGGTACATTCCAATCTAGGTTAAACGCTTATGATGAAGTATTTACTAGATATGGTAAGCAAGTAGATCCAGAATTCTTTGCTGCAAAACTAAAAGAAGCTGAAGAACTCAACTATAGCAAGATGTTTGATCAGCAAGGCATGTTGACTGATGGAGCAGCTAAACGTGCATCAGGAGAGATTGCTTTGAACTTAGATGATGGATTCAGTAAGTTCATTAATCCAGCATTAAACAAAGTACCACCTTTGAAAACGCTCATGATGTTCCCACGAACAAGCATGAACCAAATCAAATTGGCTATGTCCTATACACCACTTTCAGCAATACCTGGACTTGGTAAGTATGGAGATATACTAATGGCTGGTGATGATATTAATAAAATTAAAAAAGTACTAGCTAAGCATGGAGTTGAAAACTTTGATGAAACTCCTAACGCTATGGCTATTTATAAGAACTTACGAGATGAGTATGAAGGTCGTTTGATGATGGGTGCTGGTACAACTGCTATCGCTTGGATGTACGCAATGTCAGGTGGTATTAGAGGTAATGGACCTGTAGATCATAATGAACTAATTAAACTTAAAAAAAGAGGCTGGAAACCTAACACTGTTAAAGTAGGAAACGTATGGGTTAGTTATAAAGGTGTTCCAATTGTTGAACAATTCTTTAACTTAATGGGTGATATGTCTTATTACAACTCAGCTTTGGGTGCTAACATGACTCAAAACTTTGTTGATAAAGCTATGTGGACATTAACAGCTACCTATTTAAACCAAACTCCACTTGCAGGTATTGAACCAATCCTTGCTATGACTAGAGGTGATGAAGGAGCTATGAAACGCTACCTTGCACAAAACATCAGAGCAGCTTCATTCCAATCAGGTGCTCATGGTGTTATAGCTAAGGCTATCACTAATGCACAAAAGGAAATCTATAATGATTTCTGGGGATATGTCAGGAATAATACTGCCTTTAAAGATATGAGTTATTCCAAAATTGACCACTGGACAGGTGAAGAGATTGATGAAATTGATAACCCTATACTTAGAGCTTTAAATGCTATTAACCCAGTTAAGGTACATGGTGGTAATGAACCATGGAGACTATGGCTACTTAATAGTGGATTCAATGATCTAGCTGAAATTAAAAAAGATCGTTATGGTAATGACTATTCTCCAGAGGCACGTGAACTTATTGGTAAGTTTATGGGTGAGGAGAAGTTATGGAAGACTGTAGAGAAATGGTCTAAAAATGAAGTCTATAACGAAGATTTAAACACTTTAAGACAATTTATAAATTCAGGTGCAGATGAATCTGAAGTAGGTCAGTTTAGAAATCAATTAACTATTTATAAAAAACTAAAAAACTTAGTAAATGATGCTAAGAAAAGAGCAGAAGAAAGAATAGCTAATGATCCAAAATATGATCATATAGATATCTTAGGTCTTGGTAAACAAAGAACTAAACGTCTAATGAGCCAGAATAAGATAGAAGAAGCAGCTAATCAGTCAAGAATAAATTATAAAGAAAGACAATTCCTCAAATACGGAACAACTAAATAGCCACCCATAAATTCTTACATGCCCCCTTATGGGGGCTTTTTTAATGGCTAATACATACAATGAACACAACGGAACGGGTTCTCAAGACACGTTCGCATATACATTCCCATATCTAAAGACCACTGACGTTAAGGTTAGCGTTGATGGCGTTGTCAAACAACTTACAACGGACTACACCCGTCCATCAGTTACGACAATACAATTTAATAGTGATAAGAAACCGGCTAATGGAACAAAGGTAAGAATTTATCGTGATACAGATGAGTCGAGTGCGAACGCTACGTTTTACGCAGGTTCAGCTATCAAGTCTCAAGACTTAAACGATAACTTTCTACAAGCTATTTACATTGGTGAAGAAGGTAAGGAATCAGGAGATGATGCTTGGAATAAGCTTGAAGACTCAGTTGATAGTACTGAAACTTGGGTATCAAACAATACTACGATTAGTACTACCGGAGCAATCGACGCTCGTGTAGATAGTAAAATAGATACAGCTTTAACAACTGATGTTGCAGCTGGTAATAAAATCACTGTTACGGATAACAGTCCTGGTAGTGGTCAAATAACAATAGCCGTGACAAGTGGTTCTTTAGTTAATAGTGATATCAACGCATCAGCTGCTATAGCTGGTACGAAGATTAGTCCTGACTTTGGATCTCAACATATAGCTACTACAGGTACTGTTGATGGTAGAGACGTATCTGCAGATGGAACAAAACTTGATGGTATAGAATCTAACGCTACAGCTGATCAAACTAATGCTGAGATTAGAGCTGCTGTGGAGGCTGCTAGTGATAGTAATGTCTTTACAGATGCAGATCATAGTAAATTAAATGCAATAGAAGCTAGTGCTACAGCAGATCAAACAGCTAGTGAAATTAAAACACTACTACAATCTGATAAATTAACTGCTAGTGAAATAGCAAATGGTACTATTACCTCTACTCAAATAGCAACAGGTGCATTAGACGGAAGATACTTTACAGAAACAGAATCAGACGCTAGATATTTCCAAATAAGTGGTAGTAACACTATTGGAGATGGAGATACTTTTCCTGATAACGATACAAGTATTGCTACTACAGCTGCTATTAATGACAGAATAGTTGATTTACTTGATGATGTAGGTGGTTTCGTACCAATAGCTAATGAGACATCTTTTCCCAACGCTAATCCTGATGCTAATAATGGTGCAGGTACTATTGTTAGTATCAAGGCTCTTGGTAGTAACGTCACCTCCAATGGATCTGGAGTGGCAACAATTGCTAACGGCACTGTCGGTAACTCAACAGTCACTATTAATGGTTTAGCCAATAGCACAACATATGCTGCAGGTATTGGTATTCTTGTAGAAACTACATCTACACTAAATACTTATACATTCCACAGACAAGTACCAAATGCAACAGAGGTTACTACTGTAGCTAGTAAAGCAACAGAAATAGGTCGTCTTGGTACAGCTGCTGCAGTAGAAGATTTATCTATATTAGGTACTACTGCTGTTGTGGCTGATCTAGCAATATTAGGGACTACTGATGTTGTATCTGATATGAACACGTTAGCTACTTCTGATGTTGTATCTGATATGAACACGTTAGCAGTAACAAGTGTCATTAATAATATGGATACTTGTGCAACTAATGTATCTAATATTAATAATGTTGGTGGTTCGATATCTAATGTTAATACTGTTGCTACAAACCTATCAAGTGTTAATGATTTTGCTGCTAGATATCGTGTAGCAAGTTCAGCACCTAGTTCTAGTTTAGATACAGGTGATCTTTACTTTGATACCAGTGCTAATGAACTGAAGGTATATAACGGATCAACTTGGCAAGGTGGTGTAACAGCATCAGGTAACTTTGCAACATTAGGAGCTAACCAGTTTACAGGTAATATAACCTTCTCTGGTAGTCAAACAGTTGATGGTAGAGATGTCTCAGCTGATGGTACTAAGTTAGATGGTATAGCAGCTGGAGCAACAGCTGGAGGTGGTTCTACGGGTATAGACTTTAACGATAATGTTAAAGTACGGTTTGGAACGGGGAATGATTTAGAGATCTACCATGATGGGACTAATTCTCAACTGGATAATAGTACAGGTAATTTATTAATAAATGTAGCCGCAGGTAATGATATAAAACTAACCGCTAATTCTGAAAACAGTATTTGGGCGCATGGTGATGGAGAAGTAATACTCTATTACAACAACGTTAAGAAGTTTGAGACGACGAGTGCTGGTGGTACATTAACAGGTAATTTGACTGTTACTGGAGAAGTTATCGCTTCAGATGATATAAACATTAATGCTGATAGTAAGAACCTTAATATTGGAGCAAATGCTGATCTTAAGCTTTATCATGATGGATCGGACTCATATATAAAACATAACGGGACAGGTAACTTATATGTGCAAACATCTGAAGCCTCAGTAGAGGACTTATTTTTACAAGCTGGTAATGATGTTTGGATAAGAGTTCAAACTGGTGATACAGCTATTAAAGCTATAGGTGACGGAGACGTACAACTCTTTTACGATAACGCTTTAAAATTTTACACAACATCCACTGGTTCTCAAGTAAATGGTGATTTAAGATTTGATGATAACCATATAGCTAAGTGGGGAAATTCTCAAGATCTCCAGCTCTGGCATAATGGCACAAATAGTTTTATTCAAAACAATACAGGTTCTTTATATATTGGTGGTAATACTGGAGCCGCTAATACATACATTAGATCGAATGATGGAGAAATAAATATAGCTTGTATAAAAAACGGAGCCGTAGAACTCTATCACGACAACAGTAAGAAGCTACATACCAACTCAGGGGGTGTAGAAATATCTGGACATTGTTATTTTCCAGATAACAACGGTTCACATTATGGAGCTGGTGAAGATTTAAGGATCTACCATGATGGGAGTAACTCATGGATAAAAGATACAGGTACTGGATCATTAGCTATTGCTTCTGATGAAGTACAAATATTAAATGCGGCAGCTAATGAAGATATAGCCCATTTCCATGAGAACGGAGCCGTAGAACTCTATTACGACAACAGTAGAAAATTCAGAACACATGCTGCTGGCACTGTGTTTGAGAATGATCTGAATGGTGGTGATAATTGTAAGTTAACTCTAGGAAATGGAGATGATATCCAGCTCTACCATGATGCAACAAATTCATACATCACTAATAATACAGGTGCGTTTTTAATAAGAGGTGATGATCTTAGAATACAAGAGGTATCAGGCGGTAGTTATCTACGAGGTTATGCTAGCGATGGTCGAGTAGAACTCTATTACGACAACAGTAAGAAGTTTGAAACAACTAGCACGGGCGTTACGGTAACTGGCTCGGTAACAGACAGCAAAGGCAACCTGCGTTCTATACCTCAAAATACTCAAGGTTCTGCTTATACATTAGTTGCTGCTGATGCTGGTAAACATATACTTGCTAGTGGAACAATTACTGTCCCTAATAGTACATTTGCAGCTGGAGATGCAGTTACTATTGTTAATAATACTGCTGGAAATATAACTATATCTATGGGTGGTAGTAATTTAGCTACGCTGTATTTTGCTTTAGACGGCACCAGTGCGAATAGAACTTTAGCTACAAGAGGAATGGCTACAATATTGTTTGCTTCAGGTACAGTAGGCTATATCTCAGGTGCAGGGTTAAGCTAATGTCAATGCAACAAATGCTGCTTGGTGCAGGTGGTGGTCCTCCTGGTCCAGATATAGACGATGTATTCAGCGTTGATACATGGTCAGGTAATAATACTCAGAGAGATATAACTAATGGTTTAGATTTAGATGGTGAAGGTGGCGTTGTATGGGTGAAAAACAGATCTAACACACTTCCGATGCGAATGGTTGGGACAACATTTCCCACAAACAACTGGTACGGTATCACAAGTATTGATACGGCTCAAATTAGAGCACCATCTACACACACCGATAGATATTGGTTTAAAGATTTTAATAGTGATGGTTTTGAAGTAGGTACTAACCAAACTGGAGACCATGCCTACAATAAAAGCGGTAGTAATTATGTAGGATATAGTTTTAGAAACTGCGCTGATTTCTTTAGATCTGGTAATTATCAAGGTGATGGAGTTGATAGTGGACAAACTATTAATCACGGAATGACGACGACCCCTGGTTTAGTCATTTCTTCAATGCACGGTTTTAAATCTTGGGCTTTTCATAAAGCAGGAGGAAATGGTAAATCTCTGAATATGTCTTCTTCAGAAGACTGGGATACTCATTCTGGTCATTCTTGGAATGTAAATTCTACTTCTTGGAATGCTATTGATCATTATATCGTTGAAGCTAACTATAATAACACAGATGGTTGGTGGATGGCATTTGCTGATCACTCTGCTGGAGGTTCATTTGGAGCGTCTGGAAGTAAAAAAGCTATTATTTGTGATAGCTATACTGGAAATGGAAATAGTAGTGGACCTAGTATAACACTAGGATTTCAACCTCAATGGTTAATGATAAAATGCGCTACTCAAGGAGGATCGACAAGATGGAATGTTTTTGATTCTACAAGAGGATTTAATAAGGTTATCGACTTTTTTAGTAATTCTGAATCAACTGAAAGTTATGTCTCAGCAACCTCAACAGGATTCGATGTTATTTCTTCAGATGGTCAGGTTAATCAGAATAGTGCAGAATATATATTCGTAGCAATAGCTGCATCAACTTAAACAAATTAATTAAAAAAAAAACAATGGCAACAAAAACTTGGCAAGTAAACACCATGCAGCGTGAACTAGCTGATGGTTATGTATCAAAAGTTATATACCGTGTTAACGGTGAAGATGGCACTTATTCATTTAGAGCTACAGGTGAAGTAGATCTTCCTAAACCTTCTAACTTAGTACCTTATGCTGACCTTACAGAATCACAAGTATTAGGTTGGGTAAAGAACAAACTAGATGCTGATAAAGCTGGTACTGTAGCTGCTATTGAAGCTGCTGTAGAGAACGGCGTTAACGAGCAAAAGACTCCAACAACAGGTGTAGGTAAGCCTTGGAGCTAGGTGAAGGTTCCTAAACTACCCAAAGCTTTAGATATGCCTAGCATCCCTCTAAAGCAACCTACCGCAGAAATGCCTGTGTTTCCTCCTGTAGTTATACCTCCAAGTAATCTTAAAGCACCTAAAGGTGTTGAACTGGAGGAAGTACCAGAGGAAACAGAAGATGCAGAAACTGCTACAACTGAACAGCCTACTCTAAGAGTACCTGTAATTAAAATAGATCTACCCTTACCTTCAGCTGAAGTAGTCGCAACGGCTACTTATGCAGCTGTTGCAGCTGTAGCCACTACCACCCTTGCTACTCCTTTATTTGACAAATTAAAAAAACAAATACAAAAGTTCTTACAAAAGAAAGTTGATAAATGGAAGGAAAACCGCCAGAAAAAAAAGGAGTCCTTGGAAAGCTGAAAGATGCTGTAGAGGATAAAGA